CGATGTAACTCCGACATTCAAGTCAGCTCAGCGGTCCGTCATCCAGACGTTTATCCGTTACAAGATTCGAAGATAGATATCAAAATGGTTAGCTGGGTCGCATATTTTCGGCCTCACCACTTCTTAAACCACCGGTTTTAAAAGAGTCCACAAACAGGTTTCTATTGTTCGCAGTTGAGTTTTCCTTCTCAATATGTGAATGGTCAAAGAACGTTGCCAAGAAAGTTCTTTCGACTCCTTCGATCTGACTGGTCAGGTCCCCAGTAGCTGTCCAGAGGGCTCAGATTGCGTCCTTTCGGAACTACAGTGTCTACGAGCCGGCTCCCCCTGGAGTGGTTCTGAGTTTTCTCGAAGTGTCTGGTCGTCAACGACCATCCACGAGTAGTTAATTTATTGAGACAATGGCCTCAGCACGGGTATCGCACTGAACTTCTTCTCATACAGTAGTTCTTCCGTCGACCTAATATCGAGAGAAAGAGTTTCCATGAAAGAGCTTGTCACCTTCGAGGTAGCCTTCGCCCAAAGCCTGTTATTGGCCATATGAGTGTGTTTATTCGAAAACACATCACCCTTGGCCTTCTTCTGTCCTCGTCCACCTGAGGCCGGACAATATACCTCTTCAATGCTTCTACTTTTAAGAGTTTCAACAGTTAAAAGCTTGTAGAGAAGGGAGGAGTTATCCTCAACCGACTCATCCGCAGGGAAGTCAGTAAAAATATCATCGGCATGGACCCTACGAACCTTGCGAAAGTTCGTTTCGGGACAAATCGACATAGTCTTCGTGACGAATTGATGCAGTTTCCACTCAGGAAATGTGCAAGCTCTCCGAACCTGTTTGATAAGTCCAGATGCGATAATGTAAGTTGCGACGGTTCTGTCGAACTTCGTAATCTCACCACCCTTAGGTACTAGACCGGGACCTCCCAAATACTCTGGCATCGACCAAGGAATATCAGGAAATCTCTCCAACTCCTTCCGGTTATAATGAATAAAACGACTGCTGACGGCGTCCCAGACGTCCGTTGGACAGCTATCTCGTAATTCTCTATGTTGAGACCCTAGGCGTTCGTAAGGGACCCTATCCTCCTGCATACCTGCTAAGACCGATCTCGGTTTCCCCATCATAATCCCCATATTAACATATTTCCTAACAACCCAAAGGCCATCAGTGTAATCGAAAGTTTGAGAATTTATAACCACAATTGGCTTGTGGACAAGGGAAAAGATCGTCTTACCAAGTGAGGATTCGAGTCCTCCAAAAGAAGTAATTGACAACCAAAATGGACGAAGACGATCAATACCATCACGGGCTCGGCGCCCTTTCATAGTACAATCATCGCCGTTAATCATCAATTTGGCACGTTGCCACCTTCGATATGGACGATCGCGAAGTCTATAGAGTTTCTGATCAGCCATTTCCAAAGCCCATCTACACATGGCAGCATTTGCCATGCATAAGAAAGGGAAGGATGTGACTGAGCCCATCAATTGACCTTCACGTTGTTGTTTCTTCTCTCCATTAGGGAAAAGGAAAGAATGGCCTGTTAAAGACCTAATGAGTAGCCTCCTAAAGGTCTCATCAAGGTGGTGGTGTTCACGATTCTCACCATTCGCATTGAGTCTGTCTACTATACGATTAGCTAGACACTCACTTACCCAACTGTGTAGATTGTCAGTCGAAGCTTTGTAATCCCCATTGATGATAATTTCATCGTCTGAAATAGCACCAAAAACCTTCTGCACTAACTCTTGTTCAACCGGGGTGCCAATCAACTGAAATACGGAGTTTCTCTTCAGATGTCTCCATAAAAAACGTTGAATTGGTGCCATGGCAGTATAGAGAAGGGGCGGCCCTTTCGAAATCACTCGGACTTTCAGAGCTTCTGATAGTCCGACTGGTTCGACGAGGGGTTCCTCCTGAACAGCGCGATCGTAAATACGGTTGTATAAAACGGACCACCACTGACGGAAGTCACCATCGTCGTATTCGATGGCTTTCGCCTCAATCTCCAACGGCTCTTCGTCGAAACGTAGCTGTTCTTCTCGACCGGCCTCACCATATAATTGGGAGGTCGGTTCGGAGAAAACCACATCAACGAGCTTGGTTGAAATTAGTGGAGCAGAGTCAACAAAATCCGGATATTGTGATCGAAAAGATTCAACAACTTCGTAGATTGAGCCGACGGCTCCTCCCTTTGAACGGGAGCGGTTGTAATTGGCGTTAGTCGATGGATAAAAAGGCTCGAGAAGGTCTTCCTCTGTAAAGACAGTCTCCTCAAACATCTCATCAACAAGGCGGTTCAATTGGTACTCGAAATTCTGACGGTTTAGGACCGCAGTATGCCCATAACTTTGATTCGAGAAAAGGTTATCCAAGACCTGATC